CACGTATTAGAGTGTTCTTTCCACTCCACCGATTTTCAAAATTTGCGATTTTCGGTTGACAGAGTGGTTTTTCTAAAAAAGTAAAGAGGTTATCTTTCTTTTTCCCTGCACGTGTTTGGGTTGTCTTTTTCGAGGGCTTTGGAGCCCTGTATCCCGTTTGGGGGACAGCTAGGTCAAACTAACAGTACCTGGTTTTACTCTCGGTAGATAAGTGTCGCCTGCGATTAGTCTAATGTAGCAGTGCCGCAAGCCACCTATAGGGTGGGCGTAGCCGAGGACCCACAGTTTCAGCAATCTTCTGTAGTATAAAAGAACGTGTTTTCCATTTCCGTAAGAAACGGCTGACAAAACGAGCTCGTCGTCTGGTTCGTAACAGTAAAGTCATGGAGCAAGCGGGAAATGACAGTGTCATACCTTTAAGTTTGCGAACATGGTCGGGTGCGCACAGCGCCGCCGGACACGGCAGCCCAAGACGACTGCCCTTTGGTGGAACCGGGAGGTCCCCAGAGCCAAGAAATTCTCCTTCTGAACCAAAAACTCAGCCTTCGGGCATTCAGGTCTCTGTTGGGTCGCAGAGAAGTCAGGGTAGAAGACCGCCCCAGCGTAGAAGCGCTGTGCGAGCGGCAAAGCAGCCAGCTGCATTAGTAGTCCATATTCGAGAGGAAGATGTCTTACAGAGACGTCTGGATTTACTTGATGCTCAACCAGCTCAGGCTGCTGTGAGCAAGAAAGGGCAGGTCGACGAGTGGTACCAGCAAGAGCAACAGGCTCGAGCATTTTTGCGTTCAATGACTAAGGAACAGCAAGAAGAGTACAATTCTCGTGGTAGACCTGCCTTTCGGGCCGTTGGTAACGGCCCTTTGGTTGTGAGAAACCCATTCGACCCACTCTTAGTAGTAGGAGGGTCTCACAATGCTCCGAACGGATTGGTTCCTTTGGACGCGGGGCATTTGCCACGCGTTCCTCAGGCGCCCCCCATGCATGGACCAGTGCCTTTGGCACCGGCGCGTGGTGGACCCCGTGGTTTTCATCGAGAGGTTGTGCGCCGGAGGGAAATTCTCCGTGTGCGCCGAGCTTTGCGTCCAGCTTTTCCAAGACGTGCAGTAGTCCCTGCACTTCTTGCTGTTGGTCGCCTGCGACTCAGGCCTCTCGTTTTACTTGAACCCCTCCCAGCAGCTTTGGAGGCTCCCGAATTTGGTGAGCCTGCTGCTAGAGTGGAGGGTGTTCCAGCTCTAGATCCTCGGCATCCGGATGATGACGGGCCTGGAGATGACATTATCGGCTATCGTGACCGGCGTTTGTTGAATACGCGGTTCGATGTGTACGATTTTGATCATTTGGATTTCATTGGTTTTTGGAATCCTTCTAGAGTTAGTGAAAAGAACTTCGTCAAGCACTTTGGTTTTCATTTTAATGAGCGTAAAATCAGGGTGCGTCTGCCTTTTTCGTTGGTGGCAGAGATGAAGGATTGGTGGACAAACAGGATTCATGACGTGACTTGGGAGAATTACCAACTCTCTGTGTCTCGGTGTCGTGTTCTTGTTTCTGAGTTGGCAATTACTGCTCAAGAGCAGTATGAGGCCAACCTTTATGCTCCAGCAATTGCTTTCATCAGCTCTTGGGACAAACAGCAAAATGTCTCGAGGGTTGTTGAGGGCGCGCATGTCGATTTGCGCCTTTATAGTTGGCCCAAGCTCAAGAGTGCGTTGAAGACCAAGTTTGGTCGCGCATCTGTGGCAGCTATATGTGTTGGTGGCATTCTTTCGGTGGTGGTTTTGGCGAGGTTGAAGAGTGGTATCTTCTCCCGTGCGTCTGCTGCTGCTGGTCGAGTGTCTCTTAGTTTGAATGGTGCATTACCGACATTGCACCTTCATCGGGTTTGGGAACGTTGTTTCTGCCTACCTGGCCTGTTTTCAGGCTCCAGTGTATTTGAGGGCATGAGACCACGTTTCTAAACGAGACGGAGCATTGCTGTGCTCCGACTACTAGTGCAGCAGTACCAGTGTCACGACTACCCGTGAACTGCGCACGTTTGCCGGACCCAAAGAAGTTCAAAGAAGGAGCTTCTATGGTTCTGGATGAGAGGCGGTTGAGACCGAATCTAGCATCAAAGACCCCAATGGAAATTCGGGGCAAGCATGTCGAAATGGCGTTTGACACGAACGGTTATCGACCGACATGCTTTGCGAGCAACCAGTTCAATGAACAACAGGCTTTAAAAACTCGAGTGTTATGTGCCACTCAAGAGCCTGGGTGCCATTTTGGGCCTCTGCAGCGCGGAGTAAAGCGCTACAGAACATGCATTGACGATTGCACGGATTGGGCGAAGAGTGAACATTCAAAACTCTTCCCCAAGATGCATAAGATTCATAGCGTTAGTCCGAGGGAGTATCTCGAGAGATCTAACGCTTCGCCAAGTGTCAAGAGGATACTCAAGAAAACGTTCGAGCGGCTGGAAGCCGAAGGCATCAGTGAGCTGAGTGCCTTGACTCGTTCGCAATTGTACATGTTTACCAAGAGGTCGTCTTTCGTGAAAGTCGAAAACGATTTGTACAGTTCGCCATTAGGGAGGAAGTGTAAAGCGCCTAGGTTGATTCAAGGCGCGACTCCCGAGTTTATCTGTTTAGTTGGGCCATGGATTATGGCTCTTCAAGATATGATGAAGCGACGATGGAGCACAAAGAATTTTGTGTGCTTCACGAGTGGTGTTACCGCCAAGAAGGCGGCTGAGTTTATAACAATGGCGTCAGGCCAGTGGCTCGAGGATGATCTCGCTAAATTTGACGCCACTATTAGACGAGCCTGGTGCGAATATGAAGTGTGGTTGTGTCGACAATTTGGAGCTCCTCGAGCTGTTGTCGAATTGATGGAAGCTAACATCAAAACCCACGGAGTGACGCACCATGGTTGGAAGTACAAGTGTGAGGGCACGCGTAAGAGTGGTGACCCGTACACGTCAGTGATGAATTCTGTGATAAACGGGATTTCTCACGTGTATTTGTACTGCCTATGGACAGGTAAAACCGTAGAATATCTCAGGAACTCGAAAGAGTTCAGGATGTTGGTTCAGGGTGACGATAATCTTATGCGACACCCGGGACTTAAGCATTTTAACTGGGAAAAGGGAATGGCCTCCCTTGGCTTCGAGAGCGAAGCTATTTATCGGGCTCGAGCGGAGGACGCCGAGTTCTGTTCCAGTCGTATTTATGAGACAACAGGAGGGGTTACATTCGGACCGAAACCAGGCCGAGTGTTAGCAAAATTAGGGTATATTATTAACCCACCTCAAGGTGTCAGTAGGGAGTCAATGGTTCGAGGCATCGCCATTGGTCTCAAAAAAAACTCCTACTTTCTCCCCCCTGTTAAGACGGTCATTGATCGTCTGCTACAACTCACCGAGGGCCATACGGCCTGGTTTGAACGTAAACAATTTGAAGCGTTCAGCCCATCCACCGATCGTTGTGATTCGACGGTAGAAGTGATGTCTAGTCTCAATGCAACGTATTATTGGGACTATGGAATTCAGAAACAATTCCAGGTGAGGGTGGACAAGATGCAGCTTGGCGATAGTTATTCTCCTATTGCTAGTTTGCTCTTGGACCGCGATTGTGGTGGGCCGCAAGACATTTTCGGGTCCACATACCCGACTATGATTGCGGCTGCAGCTTAATGCAAAGCTGTGGTGTAGCGCGGACTAGCGCCTGTGTTGCCAGTGGCAACTAGTATTGAGTGTGCATTCCAGTGTGAACTAAGCTTTGGCGGTTCATACTGTGTAATGCGGCCGTGTGTGCACTATGTGCCTTTGACTTAAATGTCCACGACAGTCACAAGCCTGTAAAACGCAGAGTGCACACTAAGTTATTCCTTTACATAAAGGACTTGTTGTAGGTTATCAATGTTTTGAAACCTTCTGCAGAAATGCATTTACAGCCACCTCTATGTGGTAGTTTACCCTGGTTCTAGTCGAAGAGCTAAACAGAAAGACCGCTCGCTTCGAACAGAAAAACCGGCCTCGTCAGGAGACGTCGAAAATCACATCAATGGGGCAACCACAGCCTAGCACACAAAGTGGAGACTCTAAGAAGAGCACGAAGACTAACGTTATGAATAAGTCAAGTATCCCTGCCCACAATTCCAATGGTATTAATGTGGTGCAGAAAAGACGTTGCCAAGCGCCAGTCATCTCCAATGGAGATGGCTGTCAATCTCCTATGCGATCTCGGTTGATTCGCAAAGGAGTACCAGTCCCACCCTTCGCACTGAGAGTTCCAGCGCCTCGGTTGGTAGGTATTGAATTGAATCCTGGGCCTAAGCAGAAGATTACTGCTAGGCGTCAGTTACCGAAACCCCCTGCTAAGCGTCGTAAGCGCCAGCAGAAGATGGGTAGGAGCATGCCTTCTGGGCCTCAAACGCGATTGCAAGGTACGCGGGGAGGCCGCCTTGGTTTGGGTGGTAATCCGACCAGAGGTTCAACAAACCGATCCGAGCAGTCGATTGTTGAAGAGGAGTATATTGCAGATGTTGCTGGTTCGGCTACGTTCGTTACCACAGGCTATGCGATCAACCCAGGAAACGTTACCACGTTTCCTTGGGGTAACAGAGTGGCGCAGTTGTACGATGAGTACGACTTCGTTAGCTTGGAGTTCCGTTATGAACGGATTGCTTCAGAGTTTAACACCAGTGCCTCCACTGGTGAAGTCATTCTGTCTATTGATTACAATGCCACGGACGTTGCACCGACCACACTCCAGCAAGTGTTGGCTACCAGAACGAAGAACAAAGGTATGCCTTGCGATCCTGTGATCGCCTTGCGGGCTGATTGTGCGCTTATGCGCACTCAACCCAGCAAGTATGTTCTCACTGGAGCCCAACCAGCTGGCACAGATGCAAAGACATTCAATGCAGGAACTCTGTATGTGAGTGTGCAAGGAACAGGCACTGGTACTCTTGGCCGCCTGTTCGTCAAATATCACTGTAAGCTCAAGGAACCTGTCCTTGAGCCGGCTACAGTGGCGGGTGGTGTGGTGCATTTTAGTGGCACTGCACCGACTACGGCTAATAATTTCGCCACAGCTGTATTACAAACTGGCGGAACGCCTTCTATGACCGGCATTACTTTGGGAGTCAATACTATTGTCTTCCCAGCCGGCATCCCTGGTAATTACCTCATTGAAATGTGTGTTGGTGGCAGTACATCTGCTGCTGCACTCAACAATTCACTTGGGGCGGGTATTACGGCACTCAATCTTTTCGTGTCAGCCACGACAAGAGATGCCACGCCAAACGCAGTGAGCGCCGCCTCAGCTGTTAATGGCGTGTCTGCTATGATGGCTACATCTGTAACTGTCGCCATCGGTGGTGGCACGTATACAGTGACACCATCTACCTTGGTTGGCGGTAACAACATGGATCTTTTTATCGTGTCGTTGCCGAGCTCATTGCTAACCCAGCCTGTTCTTCCCCCTTCAAACCGTGAGTTGGTTCTTGAGGAGAGGTTAGCACGCCTTGAGCGATTGCTAGACAAGGACAGTGATTTTGAGAACGAAGATTCTGAGAGCGGGCCTGCTGGCTCGTCATCTTCGGCTCCTGGTTTAACCAGGTCCACTGTTGATCTCATTGGCGCGCTTATAGCGCGCAAGAAGGGTATCTAGGCCTCTTGGCCTGGACCCTTTAACTCCGCTGATTTGGGCAGTGGCGGTTTTAAGGAGGCGTTGGTTTGCCTACCTCCTAGTATTCCCTGAGGTCATGCTGTTCGGCATGTTCCAATAGTGTATAGAAAGCACCGGTGGTTGGGTTCCACTGTGTGAGATGCTAGATTTTATGTCCTACTCAAGTTGGGTATTATTAAGCATCGTTTACGAACTACATCAAGCTTAGCGCTTGCCGTTGTGTAGTTTGCCCTTTTTTTTAGGTTTTGCC